CGTCTTTCTAAGGCAAAAAAATAGCCGGTTTCCCCGCCGTAAAAAAACAACATCATGGGACCAATCGTAGGCGAATTAATCGCCGCTGGATTATCAGCAATCTTTAATACAGGCTCAACAATTGCAGCCAATAAATACAATTCTCCTAAATCACAACTGAAAAGACTAAGAAAAGCAGGTTTACCCCTTGCTTTCATGTACCAGGGTAGGGTTAACACCCAAAGTGATGTACCAAAATTGTCAATAGACTCTACTCTTGGTACTACTCAACAAAGGAATCTTGAACAATCAGCACCGGTACAAGCCGGACAAGCTGCAAAACTCGAAGAAGAAGTAAGGGCTCTTGAAGCAACAAACGACTGGATGGACCTGTACATTGAAGCTAAAAAAGACGGTAGGTCTTTCAAGGGTACCAACAGATCATTTATGTTATCAGCAGAACGTTCCATGAAACTTACAGATATCTTTATCAAGGAACATGAAGAAAAAATTAAAGGAATCTTCGCAAACGTTGAGGAAACACTATTCAACGAAGGAGTCCAGGCAGACGTTAAACGTCAGGAACTACAAAAAATATCTCAACAAATAGCTAATATGGCTCAACAATTGGGTCTTATGAAACAACTGGCAGATATAAGGTCATTTCAGGCCCAAATAGAAACAGTGCTATCCGAGGCTATGTCATCACTTCCTGAATTTATGCAATCGGTATTTGGAATACTTTATAAGTTCGCAAATCGCTAAACTCAACTCAACAATATGGCAGAACGCATTCCCGCCTCAGCCTCGTTCCCTGAACGCATGGAAAGGCACGAAAACAAGAACTGGTATAATATCGGTTTCAATCACAAAACAACCGCCACTATGGGCCTACTTGTACCTCTTGCGTGCAAAGAGGTTTACCCGGGTGAAAGGGTTATATTATCAGTAGAAATCAAAAAACGTTTCGCTGCTCTATTCTTACCAATCATGCACCAATGCTATTATACATTGGATTGGTTCTACGTCAGCTATGCCCAGCTATTTGATTATGACTCAAGCTGGCAAAATTTCATTAAGCAGGACCCCATGAATGCAACCTATGAATGGGCTTGGTTCACTTATGCAAGGGCAGATGCTATTTATACGGATGGAATCCTAAATTATCTCGGGTTCAATGCACCTCCAGAAGCCGGAACGCTTATTGCAAGTACGCCGGTAGGCGCTATGCCGGTCTTTGCTTATGTTAAAATCTACGATGAGTACTACCGGAACGATCAGATACAAGCAGCGCGTTGGGTCGAAATGGCGAACGGCAATAATACAACAACAATAAACACAATGATTCCAGACTTACGGGCTTTCCGTAGGAATTGGCCTCGTGACTACTATACCAGTGCAACAATAGAGCCACAACAAGGAGATAACATTCTTATTCCTTCTTATAGCACTGACCCAGTTACTGGACTATTTGTGCCTCAAGCAATTTTACAGCTGGATGGTGACCCATCAGGAAATGGACCACTTATTTCAGATGCGGGTATATTGAAGGAATCTGTATCAGCACAAACCGTCGTTCTTCAGCTTTCAAGTACTATAAGGGATTTCAGGTACGCCTCTGATATGACGGAATTCTTGGAGCGCCAGATGCGATCAGGGGACCGTTATAATGATTTCGTAGAAAGAATGTTTGGTTGGAAACCAAACCCGCTTTATATAGACCGCCCAGTTTGGATAGGCGGCTATACCGGCTCTGTTATGATTCAGGAGGTAATGTCTACTGCCGAAAGCGGAACACAACTAGTCGGTGATTATGCCGGTCAGGCTCTTGCATCCGACGGAACGCCCCAATGGACATACCAGGTTCCGGATTATGGCTTCATTATGTGTATGTACACTTGTTATCCTAAGGCCTCGTATTATTCGGGTCTCGACAACATGTGGAGACGTGTAACAAAAATGGACTACATGTGGGAACAATTCGCTTATATCGGAGACCAACCTATTACAAACAAGGAAGTATGGTTCTCCTGGTATTCATCAGATGCGGATTGGAATGATGAAATCTTTGGATATCTCCCACAATATGCACAGCACCGGTACTCAAATGACATAGTATCCGGTCAGATGCGTACTCTCTGGGAATCATTTCACCTTGGACGTAAGTTTACCGCAGCATCACAGGTAGTTCTAAATTCAGATTTCATCACATGCACACCCGACGTTGGGCGTGTCTTTGATGTAGATGCAGAAGCCGGAGAACATGAAATCTACATGCACGCTTATTTGGATATAAACGTATTTAGGGCTCTGCCTAAAAATGCTCTTCCTCAACTGTAGCATGAGACTGTCTGAGGAGCAGATTGGTTCGTTAGAATGGGCGTGGGTAATACCTGCGCCTATTCTCGGACCGAATCTAGAAATATGGTATGAATCAGAAGATGCTTTATTAATGAGGTCAGAAATATGGCACTATGGCATGCGATGCTCCACTATCGATTAAATACAAACAACCAATACCAGACGGCAAAGGCGGATGGATATACTATTTTCCTGCTGATTGCGGGAAATGTATTAAATGTTTAATAAAAAGGAAGGCTCAATGGTCATACCGAATGGTTGAACAAATGAATGCTTCCTTTTCAGCTTACTTCGTAACTCTAACCTATGACGACCAGCACCTCACAAGAACGGATACAGGAAATACTATCAACCCATTCGATCATAAACAATTCATCGAAAATCTTAAGGAATATGAAAAGCCAGAAATGCTTGACTATCGCCCGTATTCAGCGGAAGAAATACTTAGAAAGTATAATGGTATTCAGGAAGATGGAAAACTCGCCTATTATGGCGTATCAGAATACGGAGGTAAAACCGGACGTAGCCACTGGCATTATATTCTTTTCAATGTTAGGGATACTTCTAGTATTTCTATGTCTTGGCGTATGGGTAGAATTCAGATAGATCAGTGCAATATCAATACCATTGATTATTGCCTTAAATACATGGTCAAAGACCATGAAGGCTATGACTATGAAAATCGAATTAAGGAAAAATCATATATGTCTAAGGGTCTTGGATTACCCGCAATGACTAAAAATCTATTGACTCACATAAAAACGCCGGAAGGCAATATGGTATTGAATCAAAGGGGTCAACGGGTAGCATTACCAAGGTATTACCGAAAAAAATTCTTAACCGATGATGAAAGACGGGAAAAGGGTAAATATATATCCAATGAGGTTTCCGCCCAGCAAGAAGAAAAACGCGCCAAAATTCAAAGGCAAAAGCGTAACCCTGATTTGGTTGAAAAACAGGCTAAAGACATACGTCGCCATATATTAAAAACAGTTCAAAAACGAAACATCGAATGAGAAAAGGAATCGCATCACCGGAGAAAAACTCCGGTGTTAAACTGGCAATACCAGTTAGGACAAGGACACCTATCGAAGCATTTCAAATGCTGAGACAGGGTCAACCAATTGACATTACAGCCGGTTATTACGAAAGAAACGGCATGATCGACAAAGACTTTTACTTGATGGACAAACTTGAAAAGTTCCACAAGATCGCTGAACTAAAAATGCGCGAAAAAGTCGCAAAACAGGAAATTCTTCAATTTAATGAATCATTCAAACAACAACAAAATGACGCAGAAAAAGCAAAGGCAGACAGTCAAGCTGCCCAAACGCCAACAGCAGGACCAACAGTCTAATGCGTTGGCAGAACAATTCCCAAACGAGGGCATTATCCAGGACGGAAGCGTAAGCGAAGTCCATGAAAATAACTATTTCAAGGATATGCCACTCGAAGAGGTCCGCAACAGATATGTAAAATTCTCCGTCTTTATGACGGAGGTTAATCAGGCGCTTGACCTCGAAAATCGTACAGCGACCATTGATCAAATGGCGCACCGTATACGAGATCTCGTATACGCCAACCAAAGGAAATCATAGGTAACATTTCGATCTCGGTTCAATAAGGCCCTAACTAAAAGTAGTTAGGGCCTTTTTCATTAATGTCATTACTCAAATGACCCAATGAAAACAAATGCCTAGACAGGCATAAACACCAGAGAAAACTAGGCCGTCCGCCAATGAGGACAAAATAAAAACAAAGCTCGCCGCAGGCGGCCATCGGCAGAATACCCGAGCGGTAGCGAGGGAACAAACAAACGTTACCGGACAAAGGACGGGACGTAAAAAAATAAAAAGCGGGTAATAGTGCGTATACACACTACTACCAAAAAACGGAGCAAAATAGCGAGCTTGCGAGCGCAAAAAGCGACTGTAAAACGGGGGTAGTGTGATCGCTAGCGATCGCACTACCCGCAAACAATGTGTCATTTTTATTGAAAAATGACACATAATAAAAAAATATTTAAAATATTTTAAACAATACAAACACCTGATTATCAGGTGTTTGTAAAAATAAAGTGCACCCGGCACAAAAACAAAAATTAGCGCATACTTGCGCATACAAAACTCAAACTATAATTTCACAAGGCCTTAGAGCGGCTCGTCTTTCTAAGGCCAAAAAATAGGCGGTCTCCCCGCCGTAAAAAAACAACAGCATGTGACCCAACGTAAG